CCAATACCAACTTGCCCGGTATTGGTTATTATAAAAGGAGTAACGTCAGGGTTGGCCGAATATTGAACGCGAAGAACTGCGCCAGTGCCAGTCTGTGTAATAGTTAATGCGGTATTAGATGAATCTGTGTTTATGACCACATTTCCAGACAAAACCGGCGAAAGCGCCGATGTTGGGGCTGATATGTTATCAACTGTCCAAATTTCATTATTATTAGAATCAGCTAACTTAAATTTGTATGTGTTTGCGCCAAGCCAGACAGATGCTTCGCCGCGCGCGTTTAATACAACAGGGTTTGGATTAAGACTTATGCCCGAATTATCCGTGTAAGTAGCTAAAGGCGTTGTTGTTCCAGCAGCGTAAGTATAAAGAAGGCCGCCTACAAGCGGAGCGCCTGTGATGTCCAGAAATTGCATCTTAGCAGAAGGCGAAAGAACGGACATTAGGCACCTACAGAACTGGTTACAGTCAAAATGACTGAAGGAATTGCGGGGACAGGACTAGACGCGGCAATAGTTGACAGTCTAACACCTGTGTTATCTGTTGACCACATGATCTCAAAATAATCGTTCGTCGTGAGATCTATCACAAAACTTCCCGTAGCAACAGCGGCAGCGGTTGAGCTTGCAGCAACTTGAATCTTAATGGCGGGATTATCAGTAGCTCCATTAACGCGGAGCCAGACATAAATATTATGCGGCGAAACGTCAGTATTACTGAGCTGCGCCGAAAATTGTGCGGTATAAGTAGCTGTATTATCTACATAAACGCGAGAGGTTGGCGTGCCAATAGAAACACCGTAATTAACCGATGTAGTATTGAATGTCATACCATAGGCGGTATTAGCGAGCGCTGCCGTTTGAGTCGCGGTGCTATAGAATGATCCATACCGCCGCCCTGCTTCAACGGCTTGATATATGTTGAAAAACCAACGATACCAAGGACGGTTAACAAACCCCGTCGATTCGTCATTCATTTTGACGCGGGCGGCTGGTATCTGAGTATTGTTATCGACCAGATTAGGCATTGGTTGGGCTCACATGCAGTTCCGCCCCCATAATGGCGATCTGCACAGGATCGGTGCCGGATATTTCATAAACTCTATCGCGGATTTTAAGCGTCATGCCAAGCCGTCGCCAGATCGTGCGGTAGCCGGTCTGACCGATCTTTCCCATAGATTTCCAATGCTCATTCGACCAAGTATGGCCGCCATCATCAGACCAGCGAAGCATAACTTGAGGATTCGATCCTTGAACGCCGCTATCTAGTCCTACGCCAGTTTGACAATCTAATTGAAGACTATGTTGCGTTGTGCGGTTTAGATCATTCTGGCCTGTTGGTAACGCGCGCCAAGACCGCAACCATTTTTGGATACCGCCAGCCTCTGTATAAACAGTTAGATCATATGCGTATATACCACCAGAGACATAATCACCTATGACAATCTCATTATTGAAATTCATCTGACAATTGCCGCGATGGCGCGTAAAAGCGTCATTTTCCCACCCAGCGCGCTCATGCCATGCGCCTGTCGCCACATCATAAACCCATGTTGTATTGGCAGTTGGAAAATTCAAAACATAAAAACTATGGCCGTCTTGCTGATAGGTATAGCCAACAGCGTCAGATAATGTCTGATATTGTTGAATTTGCCATTCGACCGCATGTGTCGAAACGCGCTCGCCTGAATAACCTTTTGAGCGGTAGACGATACCATTACCGCGCGCGTCAGCGCCAAGCCAAAATAGGCCGTTATCGAGCTTGGCAACTGAATAAGCGGCAAGACAACCGATCTCGTTAAACGCGCCTTGGATGCGCGACATAGGAAAGTCAGGCAGTCCGGCGTCATACCAGACCTCAACTGAGTTTTCGCCAAACAGCCATATCTCGCGGTGGTCAACAATTAGTGTAACAAGATTATCTGGCGAGCCTTCAGCGCTGGCAAAATATAATGGGTCAATTGTTGTGCCTGTCGAATCTAAAACCCAAAAAATTTGGCTATTTGGCTGATTATAAACAAACCAACCATCAAGAAAACCGCAACCAACGGCACCATAAAAATCAGTGGTAAGTTGTGTTAATACATCAGTATTACTGTCGTAAACATAGCCAAATAGATTTGCAGCAATAAACATTTGCGTGCCATTGTCAGTCATTGTGACCTGACCAGTCCCCGCTATGTTTCCTTTACTTGTAGCTGTCCAAGTATCGTCTATCTGATAGAGAGTATTTCCCGATACAGCGTAACCTTTTCCGTTAAACGTCCAAAGCCCGCGCACAGGGCCGGAGCCTAAAGTAGCAAGAAGCCGAAGCCCTGGCGCGCGTTGAAGCCAAGCCGCCTCTTTGCCGCCTTCTGGCACAACTTCTGGAAAAAGATTTACACATCTACTATCGGCAGCATTAGGGCTACGGGTGACATAACTAGACCCAAGAATGGGGGTTTTCATTGACCAGCTCCTATGGTAAAAGCTAGTTCATGATTACGGCTGACCATATACGATCTATTCTTGACTATGACCCCGCAACGGGCGTCTTTATCTGGAAAGCGCATAAACATAGACACGATCTTATAGGAAAGAAAGCTGGCAGTCCTACAAACACGGGATATTGGGCTATTGCCATAAACAATGAAAAACGCTTGGCGCATAGACTTGCGTGGCTTTATATTACGGGAAAATGGCCCTTCGGTCATATAGATCATATAGACGGAGATAAACAAAACAACAGTTTTAATAACTTGCGTGAAGTTACGCGGTTTGGGAATTTGCAAAATATGCGGTTGCCAACCAAAGCAAATAAAGTTGGTTTTCTTGGCGTATCCGCGCATCAGGGCAAATGGCGCGTGCAAATAATGACAAACGGACAGCGAATCCGCGAAAGCGGATTTAATACCCCTGAAGAGGCTCATGAAAGATACTTGACTTTGAAACGTCTTTACCATACAACATGCACCATCTAAGTCATTGATTTATCAATAATTTCCAGCATACACATTGTAGCGCTGGCGATTTCCGACGATGCTATAAGGCAGAGCCATGATGTCGTCTGGGTTATTGATACGCTTCAGGTTGCGTTTGCTATACATAGCAATTCGTTGCACTTGCCCCGAAGGTTCTACACCAAATTCAGGTGCAAGCTCGCAGGCTAAATTGTAACGCATCGCCCGAAGATACCCAGGCGGAAACGCCAGTGTTGTGCTAAGATTCGCTGGTTTCGTAAGTTCTTCTACAGAAATAATATGCCATTCTAAGAGCCGTAGTGGTTTTGGATAGACATACATTTCTATATTTGGGTAGGTCATATTAACCCAAATAACTTGCGGATATGTTGACGTTACTGTTTTTACGGCGATGCCGTCATATTGCTGTTGATTGATGATTTTAATGCCGTAAGACACATTAGTCTGCGGGTCGCGGAAATAAGTAGCGTCGTCAAGTAGAATTGGACGATTACCAACAAAATCGCCAGAAGGCCCAAGAGTTCTGCTAAGAACGCCTGCGGGCCAATTGAACACTTGGTCTTGTGTAGAGAACACCGCAAGACGTTCTGTGTTCCAACTATCGACCATCTGTTGAAACGCAAATAGCGCATCATTCGCTGTTTCAGCGGATGGCGTCTCGCCTTCGGCTAGAACGCCTAATAATCGTAAAGAACCATTTATCAGACTACCGACAGACGCGGTGACTGTATTTGATGTGCTAGGAACAGGCGGAAGCGGGACTGCCGCCGCCGCATTGAATAATGCGATCATCTGGCCGTCAGACCAACCTAATGCAGATTGTGTCAAAACAGCTAAACTGTCTCCAGAAACTACATATTCCGCCGTCCAAAACTCTACCCATGCCGCATCATCGGGATCCATTGGGATAGATTGATATAATGCGTTCATATCGCCCATTTGGGCGAGAGCGGTAAAATACTGTTGGCGTGTAACTGTCGTCATCAGAGTGCTACCGCTTCTTGAAACAAAGTGAGCATTTGATCCGATGTGAGACCTAATGCCATTTGAGTAGATTGATATAAGGGGTCTTGATAGCTTATGTATTGCGCTGAGTAAAATTCAGTCCATGCGGGGTTATTTGCGTCAGCGGTCAGCCCATCAAAAGTAGCATACATATCGCTATTATTAGATATAGCGGCCAAAAACTTTTGTCTGCTAACCGTTGTTATCATTTAATACGCCACGCATTTATACTGAATAACGTCCGTAGCGCCAGTCGTCGCGTTAAACGTGAACGTAGCGCTTGTTGTCGAAGTGGCCGATTGAACAAGGTTAAGAACGCTAGTTGTTCTATCCGCTGCATCGCAGACATACCCTGTAGGCGCGGTTGGCATTGCCGTCAGAGCTAATGTATTTGTACTGGCGCAAGCCGCTGTTAAGGCTACTGTGCCAGCCGTTGCTCCACCGGCAACTGTGCCTGTCGCACAGGTGCCACCCGATCCTGCCGCCGTAGGAACTGTGCCTCCTATTATAACTGAGGATATAGTAGGCGTCGCCGGACATGCAGGCCCAGCGCCAGCAA